AAGCGCCTAGAGGCATCCGCGCATATCACGGCTCGCCGTACCATTTTAAGCGTTTTGATATGTCTAAGCTAGGCACCGGTGAGGGCGCTCAGGCGTATGGTCACGGGCTGTATTTCACTGAGAATGAAGATATAGCTAAATATTATCGTGATACACTTAGGGGCATGAAGAACCTGCAAAGTGACTTTGACATCAGATACAAGGGCGACTTAATTGGCAACATAAATGAAGTCGAAGGGCCAATAGGCGAGGTTGCGAGGGAAATAAAGCGATCCAGCGTTTTTCCTGATAAAGCTATTGATAATCTTGTGGCTAGAAAAACTAAAGAAATTGAAAATATAAAAGCAAAAAAAGGCGGCGACCCAGAGGCGGATGGTTTGCGCCAGCTTTTAATTGACGATCTTGAGGCCAGTATTTCTGAGGTCAAGCAAATCAACCCAAATGACGTTGTGTTCGACAAGGGCGCGATGTACGAAGTCAACATTGCCGCCGATCCTAGCAATATGATTGATTATGACACCCCATTGAGCCAGCAATCAAGCGTGTTGAAAGCCATAGAAGACACATACGGCGACCCCGAAATAATTTTAACTCAGCTAGGGCTTGACTTAAAAACTGCAACCGGGAGTGACTTTATACATTCGTTAAGCGGAGTTGGTCAGGTAAACAAAGAAAACGCGTCCTCTTTTTTATCAAAGGCGGGAATACCCGGCATAAAATATTTTAGCGACACGTCCAGAAACACGTCTGGCGGTGAGCTTATTGACGTAATTAAGGACGCTGACGGGTTTAAGGCAAAGGTTGCCGTCGACAACAGGGCAGGCGGGTTAGGCGGTAAGGGGCGCGTTGTAACGACCAGCAAGCCGTATAAAACCGAGCAAGAGGCGCGCGACTGGGCGGAACAAGCCACAAAAAACCAAGAGAGAAATTTCGTCGTATTCGACGACAGCCTGATCGAAATCATGCGTAAATACGGCCTGCTGGCGCCGCTAGTTGGCGCAGGTACGGTTGCGGCGGTCAGCGATACGGGCGAAGATCGCGGATTGTTGGAGATGTAACGATGGGCCTACTAGACAGCCTATACGGGCAGGGCGACTACGCCGACGCTGGCATGATCCTGCCATACGCAATCACCCCAGAGGGTGAGCGCGTCCTGTCGTTTCCTGCGCCTATACAAGCCGCCGCGCGTACCGTTGGGCGCGCTATGGGCGACTTGCCGATTACCATAGATCCAGAGACCGGCCTGCCAACCGAGGACGTGCTTATGGACGCGTTTGACCTCGCTGGCGCTGTAACCGGTGGCGGTTTGCTTATGGAGCGCCCTGCCGGTTCAATCGGTATGGGTGGGCGCGTTAAGGCGCCGACAAAGAAAGAGCTAGACCCTATGGGGTACAGCAGTATTAAGCTCGATGAGCCACTTGCTGAAATGCAATATGATTTTGAGCCTATGAGCCTGCTCATGCCGGAGCGAAAAGTAGTCAAACCCGAAAATTTGCTCGGCAAGGTTGCTTTGTTTGGCGCTGGCGATAGAAGCGGTGTTGGCGTTCTTAAAAGTTTGTCAGGTCAGGTTTTTGACGAGCCGGTGTCAGCCTTGGGCGGCAGGGACTATCAGCTTGCAACGCCATACGCTTGGGCATCAGGTGAGGGTATAATATCGGGGCTTTTGGCTCGCGCTAAAAAAGCTCAAGAAGAAACCGGAATAGAGGACATTGTTTTAGCTCATTCCACAATGAACCCAAAAGCCGTTGATTTTACCGACTTTAACTCAGCCGCAGTAGCTGAGATGTTAAAAACAGCAAAAATAACTAAAAAAGACGCCAAGCAGTTTGACGATGAAATAAAAAAATCTTTTCCAGATTTCCCCGGCGTAAAATCGCCTAAGTTTAGAGAGTGGATGAAATCACAAAAGTCTGGCGAGACTAGAGCCGCAATAATGCAAGAAATGGATAAGGATTTGTGGCGTTCAAAAGGCTTTCCAATGGTCGGCAAGGCTAGATATGCTTTGACAGAAGAAGCTCAAAAAAATGTGCCAACATTCCAAACTGGAATGTCTTTTATTCCAATAGATGTCGCTGGTGGCAGTATTAAAAACCCCGCAATGTCACACTCAACATACGATACCGCTATGCGCCGCGCAGGCGATCCTGTTCAATTTTCTGGAACAATACCGAATGAGATTTTTTATAGGGACTTTTTTAAAACGCTTGAGGGGGCGACGACAAAATCTGGGAAGCCACAGACCTCAAGCATGAAGCAATACAGCACAAGATTGAACAATCCTTATCAGGTAATCGACCAAGAGCTTGTCGATACTATGTCTGGCTTGTTAGGGTACTAAAATGAACTCTGGTGGATTTGTCTCTTGGTCAATGCCAATGGCCTCACACAAAAGAGCGTCCAAGCCTATTAGCTTTTGCTTGTGGTCTGTGGTTGGGTCAGCGTTTTTTAAATGCGCCGCTACTGTTAAAATTATTCTTTCTCGTTTATCTTGTTTGTCCATAATATGACCCCTTGCTTAAAAAACAGAGTTTACACTATATCGGAATAATATCAAAGGCAAAACAATGGCACCCCGCAAAAAGAAAAACGTGAGCCTGTCAGTCGGTCGCGGCGAGAAGCTGTCGGTCAAGCAGGGTGGTGGACTTACGGCCAAGGGTCGTGCAAAATACAACCGAGCCACCGGCTCGAAGTTGAAGGCGCCCGTGACCGGCAAAGTAAAGCCGGGCAGTAAGGACGCAAAGCGGCGCAAGAGTTTTTGCGCCAGATCGAGGAGCTGGACAAGCCCGCGCGGCAAGGCAGCTCGACGCAGATGGAAGTGTTAGGAGAAGAGCATGCCCGGACATTACGGCAAGAAAAAAGGCGGAAAGAAGACTAAAGGCATCAACATGCAGACCGGTAAATACTGCAAGTAATGGCCTCGCCAAGACCCAAAAATCCCTCGCTTTGGTCGCGCGTAAAGTCTGAGGCGAGGAAAAAATTTGACGTGTACCCGTCCGCCTACGCTAACGCTTGGGCGTCGAAAGAGTACAAGCGTCGCGGCGGGACGTGGTCAGGCGCTGACAATCGTGTTAAGAGGACAAAGAAACGTGGCAGCAAAGCGAAAGCCTAAGGCTGGCCTCGGTAAGTGGTTTGGCGAGAAGTGGGTCGACGTTAAGACCGGCAAGCCCTGCGGGCGTAAGGCCGGTGAGAAGCGCGGCTACCCCGCCTGCCGTCCAAAGAAGGTCGCCAAGCGCGTGACCAAAAAAGAGGCGCAGAAGAAGACCGGCCCGGCAAGGGTCAAGTGGTCGGTCACTGCGTCTGGAAAGAAGAGGAAAAAATGATTGTATGTGATAATTGCCCGTACCGTGGGCGTTGTGAGAATATGGCGCGTTGTATCCAAGGTAAAAATCCGACGGTCGAAGTCGTGGCTACGCCTCGCCCACCGAAGACTGTGGCAACGACATTCGGACACACCGAGACTGCGGCCAAGATAAACACGCCGGTTAAAGGCATCGGCAAGGGCGCAAAGAAGACACGCAAGGTGACGGCGCAATGATGGTTCGCCGCCCGACAGTGGGTCGCATACGGCGCGTTCAGCCCCCCGTAGAAGAAAAGCCGGAAGTGTGCGATAATACCACTGCGACAAAAGCAAAACCCGCGCCGAAACGCGCGGCTAAAGGTGCAAGGAAAAATAGCTAAAATGGCTAAAATGGACGATTACCAGCTCGGCTCGATTGTGTCAGGTGAAATCACCGACGCACTAAACCACTTCGACAGCGAGTACACCGAGGAGCGGCTGCGCGCCCTCGACTTTTACTTGGGTGAGCCGCTGGGCAATGAGGTTGAGGGTCGGTCGTCTGTAGTCGCCACCGAAGTCGCCGACACGGTTGAGGCCATCATGCCCAACCTGATGCGGGTGTTTACGTCCAACGACAAATACGTCCGCTTTGCGCCGCGTAACGCTGAGGACGTCGAGGCAGCCGAGCAGGCGTCCGATTACGTTAACTACATCATCAACCAGCGCAATGACGGCTATAAGCT